GTGCTTTTTGGGTTTTCCTTGTTTATTTTTTTGGTGCACCACTATGTAGTCCTCAACACTTCTCTTTTAAGATCTGTTTCCAGAATTCGGGCAATTCGTTGGGCGATTGCATGGGCATCATTAGTGGTACTTCCTGTGGATGTCATGTAGATGTTAGGGGCAATAGTAACACTGCTTCCTCCAGCAACTGTTACGTTTGTTCCACCACGCTGGGGGGCATTGGTGATTGGATCGCCCGTAGAGAACCCACCCGCCTTAACTGCTGCTTGGGCTTTTGGATACCACGCTTCCGTATCATTCATCGGATTCCCACGTTTGTTCCACGGGACATAATTTCCACCACCAAATTCAAGACGTGCCGCCTTAACATTCGTTGCGGGGTCATACAGTTCTTCATTGGTTGCTATTTTGTAGCGCTCTCTCCTGGCCTCCCCCATCTTCCCCAACATGTTTATTTGGAACAAGCCATAAGACCTGTCGGGACCTTTGCCGTTGTACACACCTGGAATCCAGTTTGATTCACGTCCAGCGATGGCGAGCATGTTCACTAGGTCTTTACCCTTAAAGCCTCGCTTGTGCATAAGCCCCGCAAGTTCTATAGGGTCCATAGCCTTCATCGAGCCCCCAGTTCCTGCTGACTGAGGAGTGGACCGCCCAGTGCTAGTGCTGGACACACTGAGGCCATTGCCCCCTGTTGACCCAGTAGCCCCGCCCATGTGTGTGCGGTTCTCTGCCAAAATTGCTGATATTCCAGCGCCTATCCCTATTTGATTAAACGTTTGAAGACCCCTACCTACCGTAGAACCACTCCCAGACGAGGTGTTGATATCCCTTTGGTATGTGTCCCCAAGAGCGCCCCCACCAACAGGGTTGCCATTAGCATCTAGTTTATCTTCGTAAGCCTTTGCCCCAGCAGGAAGCCCCCACGGAGCACCAATCTTTTCGTACTCCCAGCGGCCATTTGGTAGTTCCGCAGGTTGAACGTGCCATGGCTCATTGTTTACATCACCAAATGTTTTGAGCCCAAATCTCGCAGCATTCTCTTGTACCCAATCAAGGTCCCCAACTAAGTCAGCAGCCAAGCCAATTTCGTGCATAGACTTTCCTGGGGGCATAGCAGGTGCACCTGAGTGTCGTATGTATTCTTCTCCTCTGTAGGACACCTCTCCTTTCTCTCCAGGCCCTGCTTTTTTGTAGCGCGAGAAAAACATTGTTGCTTGCTCTGATGCAGAACGATGCCCCTGCCCAATACCAACGTTTGGGTTTTCCTGCATCATGGCCAACAATTGGTTTTTGAACCTAGAATTCAATGGACGGAATGTTGCAGAGTTTGTAAGTTCCCCAAGGCTTACTCGCCCTGGGGGTCTTGCATACCCCATTGGAACCTTTGCGCCAGTTTGGTTCTTCCCCACCGCACCGGGTACAGGGTCACCAGTATTAGCAATGGTAAGACCACCAGCGATAAGACCCATACCCAATGGCGCTCCGCCACCAAGAGTACCCGCCGTAATCCCCATTCCAACCGCAGCCATACCATAGCCAAGTACCTTGCTCTGCCACGTGTTCTTGGTGCTGGTTCTGAGCCCAATAGCGCTACTAAGGAAGTCTTCTAAACCTCCCATGGCCTGAGTTAACTTCTGTGTTGCCACTTCAAGATCCGCATAGTTATCTACTTGTCTACGGGCGAATTTATCTTCCCTACTTTCCTTTACACGGGTTGTCTCTTCCGCTTGGGTCGCAAAGGTATCTTCAATACCCATAGTCGTGCGGTCCTTCTTCTTTGAAGGGTCGTACATATCCGTTTTGCCAGTCTTCTTTTGATACTGGACATTTGATTCCGCGTAATCCAATACGGTGTCTATCATGTCCTCTGGGACACCCATTGACGAAAGTCTGGCCCTAGTGACAGACCCAGCCTGTCGTGCTCCTTTAAGCACATTTTCGTTGGTTAACCCAGAGCCCTTGGTTATGTTCCTGATAACTTCACCAATGTCTCGCTGCTTCCCACCAGGGCCATACATCCCTGTTCCTAAGGTCATAGTCATTCTGTTGTTTACTTGGGCAGAAGAAAGAGATTGCATCATCCCAGCAATTTGCCCCGTGGACTGTGACCACCCTGAAAGCGCCCTCATACCCTCTACTGCCCCAGCATTTAAGTTTGCGTTAAGACCAGTTGCTTGTTGTAGCGCAAGCATTGTGCTAGTTCCATCCACACCAAGTTTTGACTTGCTTATTGGGGTTCTTAAGTCCATAGCCTGCATCTGAGTTAGACCACGAGTTTGCATCATGTAATTGGTCAGTTTGTCGTTAGATAACACCCTTCCGTAGGCGCTGTTTGTACGATTATCAATTGTTTGGATAGCCAGCGCAACCGCTTGGCCCATAAGTCGCGGCCACACACGGGCACCCTTAGCAGCAACGCCATCTTCCCTGCCCCCCCTTCCACCATTGGCAACATCCTCATCCATTCCTTTGTTGATGATGTTTACAGTTTTATATATGCTTTGGGTAGATGTGTTACCTGAGGCAATGGCATTCTGAGCAGCACTCGTTGCTGTCTGGGTTAGGGGCAATTTAACTGCTCCAGCACTTGCCTTCGCGCTCCCCATACCATTAGGGCCTAGCCCCTCCATTTGCTGGAGATTGGTGAGGGTCTTGTTCAGTTCAGCATTGATTGACTTTAAGTTAGTGTTCAGCCACTCAAAGTCTTTTCTAATTCCAGATACGCCCTTAGCAAGTTTGTCTAGTTGGACAATATCAACCTTAAACTTTGCCTTGATATCTGGGTTTATTGCTTTTTCTGCTGTTGCTGCCACGATTAGTCCTGTCTATGCCATCTGCTCATTGCCGACCAGTAAGTGCGCTGACGCACCGTCATCGTTTTAATATCCTTGAGCGAGAAGCCCTTGTAAACAGCAGCAATCGAATCGTAGTCCCAGTATGTACTTACTATATTAGCCGAATAAAAGTGAGGCCCAGTTGAGCATGATTGGGAATGCTTTTCCACAATGGGCGCAAAGGGCTTCCACCTCCTTAATATCAGGGCCTGGCTGGGCCTTTAACAACTTGTCAATGATCTTGGAACGATCTTTACTTCCTAACTTTTTAGCCCAATCCTCTGGGCTATTTGGTTTCTGCCCATCAGCCCACTCAGCGCATCGTGCGATTAGAATGGTGTTTTGCTCAGGAACAGTCTTGGCCTTCTTGCTCACATACTGGCTATCCGCGCCAGTCATAAGCCTAAAAGCCTGTAGTGTGCCATCCTTAAGTGTCACTATTAAAGGTTCCTGTGGGTTGCCCACTCCTTTACGGATTGGGAACTCATCTAAGCCAATTTGTACATCATTTGATTTTCCGCAATGAGGGCAGTTTATTTCGTATTCACGATAGTCACCATAGGTGGCCCGTACTGTGGCCAAGAACAACATATCTCTATCCCCAATAATTAGGGAATCAATGGTTTCTGGGTGGTTGCTTATAAGGGTGTTTCCAATGGAAACTACGCTCCGTTTAAGAAGGGCCGACATGTACTGTGCGTACAGCAGCCCATTATCCGCGTCCATAGAAGCAAGCGCTTCTTCGTCCTCACCAGTCAACTCATTGACTGTTGCGGTAGTTTCCCATTGTCGTGCCTCTTGGTTGTACACCCCACGAAACAACTCAGTTGTTGTTTTAGGGGTAACACCAATTCGTGGTGTTGGGTCTTGCATTGCAGATGCAAGGGATGTTGCTTCCGATTGTGTAGACATTTACTGCTCCTTGTTTTTAGTTGTACTAGTTTGCTGTAGCAATATCCTTGATCTCATCCTGCGTCCATGCTACCGTAAAACCCTCGTGGTGTATGTTCATCTGTTGCACCATGATTCCGTTGTCACCAGCGTTCAAGTCGCTGAGGCCATAGGCACCTGGCCAAGCGTTAAACAACTTAAAAGCCACCTTGACGTTGCCATGCTTGAGTAATGGGCCACTGGCATCAGCGCTGTCCATGCTGTACCTAGCGTCACTCGAAGTGTATGGGTGGTCATACACCTTTACAATGACATTGCAACGGTAGTTAGTATTATCTCCTTTACCACCATTTACTAAGCCGCCGACGCCACCATTGATCCACGAGTGCATAAACTTCTGCCACAACCACAACTGGCTTTGTTCGGCAAATGCCCCACGAGCGAAGGTTACGGCTGGGAAGTCAGACTGACCAATCATTTTGTGAGGATGTGTGTTCATGCCACCTTCGCGGTAGGCAATCAACTCGTTTTGTACTGATAGGCCACCGACCTGGGCAAACCCTAGATTACCAATACCCGTTGTGAGGGCGGTTAGTTCATCATCAAGGGGTTCAAAATTAACCGTAAACTTAAAGTTACGTAGAGGGTCTGTTCTTTGGGTGCTTGCCATGGATATCTCCTAGATACTCGTAGTTACAGTACTTCCACCAGTCCATTGACTGATGCTTATTACAATGAATTCAGCAGGAGATTGCAAGGCAACCCCTATCTCAATATTTACTATTCCGTCATCAATTGACGTGACCGTGTTGTTTACTGAACTACAAACTACATAAAAGGCGTCTCCCGCCGTATTGCCTTTCAAGCCACCAGTTCCCCAGAAGGTTGTAAGCATGGCGGAAAGTTTGACAGAGATTGTGGACCATAGACGCTCGTCGTTAGGCTCAAACAACGCAAAGGTAGTTGCATTCTTGGTAGTTGTCTTTAGGAAGTTAAGGGAACGGCGAACCGTTACAAACTTGTCCTTTGTGTTTCGCGCAAGAGTACGCGAGCCATTGATGATGACACCAACACCTGGGACAATTGTGAATGTGTTTAGTTGCTGATCCTTGTACAGAGCACCTTGCTCAGTCTCTGTAAGGTTGGCGACAATCCCGAACACGTTACGGATATCTAGTCCGTAACCAGCAGGGGCCTTGGATACACCACGCTCTACTTCTGAACGAACAAACGCTCCAACAACAGCACCACCACAGAAGGTGTCGCGCACTGCGGCAGCACCTGTCTTGGTTGGGTCAAACATCTTAAGGGCTGGGCCGTAAACAGCAGCATAACTAGATGCCGTGTATGACGTAACTGCCGAAACGAGTGCTGCCTTGGTTGTAGCGGTTTTTGGGGTATCAACAATTAAGAATGAATCTCCGCGCACCGTTAGGGTTGCGATTGTGGCGTTAATAACGGTTGAACTCGTCTGGTTTACAAGGTTGAACAACAAAGAGCCTTTGACTAGATCATGTGCCTCAACGGCTACAGCCCATGAAGACGCATCAATGCTTTCTGAGCCATCTGTGCCAGAAGCGAATGTTCCAGACACATCCATGTCTGCAATATCCAAACCCAAAATGGCTAGTGGTGTGCCAGAGGCAACAGTGGCAACTGAAGAAGTAGACACGTAGTTCGAGTACAGGCTCAGGATAGTCGTCATGAAACGGTTAGACGAAGGGTCTGTAGAAAGTCCCGTCCACAACTCTACTTCCAAACCACTCAGCAAGACTGACATACTGAATGTTGATGCGTTGTTGAACATGGGTGCAGATGTAGGGGTTGTTAATGTGTCTGAATCAAATACGTAGTTTATGGTAAGGCTGTTGCCCCAAACACCAGGGGACTTGGCATTTAACGCCCACAACGTCGCAGCGCTACCACCAGTAGGAGTTCCTTGCACAACACTTACAGCGGTAACCGCTGTTGGATCAATTACGCGGGTTACGTAGCAAGCCTGCCCACCGTTAGCAAAGAAATGGTACACCGCATAACCGAGGTCATAAGTGTTTTCTAAGTTGCCAAAGACATTCTTGTACTGTGACCATGTCGTTACCAGTACTGGCGTAATTGGGCCGCGAGCCGACAAGCCAATGAATGCACCTGGAGTTGCACCAGTCGCGTTTGAAATGTTCGTTGTAAAAGCGGCTTCCTTAACGTAAACCCCTGGGCGCTCGTATGCCATGATATCTCCTAAACAGTGTTAATTGGACAAAAGTGTCTAAAACTCAACTTAAAACTTTAATTGGTAAGGGCAATTGTACTATGTATAGATGTGACAGGTAGTGTGCTGGCCAGGTGGTCCATATCTTGATGGGTTATTTCCGCAGACATTTTCAATGTTATCACCTTACGGAATATACGTTTTCTGTATCCAGACTCAGTATCCAATAGGTCAGCGTTGGTCCAATCGAGCGTGTCAAAACGCCTAGTTGTACCGTCCGCCTCAATGAATATTGAGTTATAGCGAAAGGGAATTACCTTTCGTAGAAGGGAGGAAGTAAGTTGCCTGTCGTGAAGGGCGCTTCTACAGTAGGTAGAAACTTGGTACAAAAGGTCAACTGGGATAAATGGGTCTGCTATTTGGAACCTATCATTGTTCCCAAACCCTAAGGTAGTGGGAACTGGACCAGTAACATCACTTTTCTCGCTAGGCCAATAAGTGAAGTAACTAGAGTCGTTCCCCATCTCTGTTTGGGTGTCCGCATAGATAGGGTTATCAGAGTGTTGCCTATCAGTCGCGTGTAGGACATCAATGAGTTCTATGGTTATGAACGGGTAGTCCCGCTCCGTCTCGGCTTCTGGGTACCTGAAGTACACACCTATTGGGCGGGCGGAATTCTTGTCATCACGCACCGTGAGGTTACTAAACCGTAGTTTTACCGCCTCGTCCTCGGCAAGGATGAACCCTGTTTTCACGACTGCTTAGTCCTTCGTACTAGAACCTTATCCAAGTTATCACTAACCTGCCCTGCCAACGCTGGGTAAATGGCGATCTTACGGATTATAGATTTAGCGGGGGTTTCTGGCGTCCCATACTCCAGTTCGCCTGCGCGGTATTTGGAATCCCCACCGACTCCATAACTCATTATCATCTCTTTTTGATCCCACATGATGTCAAAGTCTTTAGCCAGGGTTTTGTACTCAGGCTCAATGGCTGGAAGTTCTTTTCGTAAGCGCTTGACCTCAGTGGTCATGGCATCACTTACAGTCTCTGAAAGGATTGTCTCCATGTTTAGAAAGAAATCCATAAGGTAGGCAACGGGGAAGGGCGTCCCTTTTACAATCGGGGTAGAACTAGGTCGTTTACCTTTCAAGAGGGCTCCTTAGTTCTAGGCGATGTTTACTTGACGCACGTCAAGCCTCTATATTCTATCAGGTTAAGATAGGGAAATTAGCGGGCCACGGATGGCTCTGCACCGCCATAGGCATTGGGCCTGGATCGTTAACCATTTCCTGGTCAATATAGACCTCAAGCCCTTCAACCACTACGAGAACGTCGTCTTTTGCCCGCCCTCTTACACGGTACATGGACACAGAGTAATACCTGGCGTCGTAGAAGAACATGTCATTTAAATGCCTCTGGTACTCAAACGGTTCTGGAACTCCAGCAGTGCGCATGTCTTCTATAGACATAACGACGTTAACTACTTGTACTGGCTGACGACCTTCAGGAATTGCCCTCTTGGTATCTTCAGTTTCGGTAATCATCAAAACAGGAACACTTATCCCAGTTTCGTAAGTCTTACCGCCTGTAAGGTAATTACCCTCATCATAGATGTCATCGTATACAACCCCGTCAGTACCCGTTTTAATATATGGAAACCAGACGATGAACTCACCTATGGTCCTGTGGTACTGCCTGTAGTTCTTCCGAATATGGGTAAGTTCCCTTCGTGGGTCCATACGCTTAGAAACCTAACAATGCAGCGGAAGAAAACCCAGTGACTGGTTCTAGGTCGATATAAACATCTTCACGAATTTCTTCCTCAACTTCCGCAATTTGTAGATCCCCCTTACCAATTTCAGGGAACACCTGGGTAACTGGGCCATACTCATTGAGTTCGCGCTCCTTGTAGAGAGGAACTAATCTTCCAGTGCTTCTGGACACTCGGCGCAAACTAAGCATTTCAATCTTCTCAACACCAATGTTAAGCGCCCTAGCCTGCTTGTTGTAGGCATTCATCCAGTACTCTAGAAGGCTTTGAACCATCCTAAACCGTTGACTGGCGGGAATATGAATTGACTCTGAGGTAGTGACATCAATGTCTCGACTGAACTCCGTCATTAACCCCCACAAAGCCTCAACAACCGTATGCATCCCAATAGTGTCTATGACAATTTGGGCCATATTACTAAAGGGTAGGTCTAAGTTATAGACATGCTGGGTAATGGATTGCCTTGCGTAAAAGGTCAAATCGGTGGGGATTACCCATTCGTAGTAATAACCTTCTACCAGAACCTTAGTGCCCGCCGCCAAGGTTGAATTAAAGCGCAGCACACCATTACGAGAATCCAAGGAATAGTAAACAGAATCGGTTGTTGTGGCTGTGATCGTTGTTGGGCTACCAGTAGTGTAGGTTCCCACCCACAGTGAGCCCGCATCAATGTTTGGGTTCCCCAACTCGTATGTTCGCCCAACTGCATCAAAGGATGTTTGGAAGTACTTAGGAAAGTCGCGCAAAAAGTTCCTAGCAATTGTCGTAACCCTAGTAATGTCTGTATCAGAGTATTGAGTTTCCATGCTACTAGTTTACTTTATTACTGGTCACCAGACCCAGAGCCCGGAACCGTATCTTGCATTGGCTGGTTAAGGGCTGGCTGTTGTTCCCTAAATCGCCCAACAGGTGCTCGCCTAACACGAACAATGTCAGTAACCGTTCCAGAAGGAACTGGAAGAAGTCGCTCTTCGGTCACAGCCCAGAAAACAAGAACTGATGAAGTTCTGGGTCTGGAGGAGCAACATACTCCCCTAAGTTTTTCCAAAGACCTCCAACGTACACATACATCGTGGATTGTCCAGATGCGGGAGAAGACCCTGTACGAACATAAGTATCCCCAGTGGAAGCGGCAATTGTTGGGACTGCTGTGCCTGTCCTAACGGCCTTACTAAATCTGCGCTTATCAACCACACTCGTTGCAGATAGTGAAACACCAGATTTTCGGTAGAGGGCAAACAGTGGTACCTGTGTTGACGCAATGATTGGGAAAACGGGGTTTGTTGCGTCAGAAGTACCCAATACCGTTGCATACGAGAATACCCCAGCAGATACGCTGGCGACAACTATGTCAAAACGTGGGTCAGCACTAGGTGCTGTAAAGGTAAGGGCCCCAATCCCGAGGTATCCGTAAGCGCCATTAATAATGACTTCCCCTACAGTAAGAGTTGCACTTCCGTCACTGGCCCCTGACACGGTGATGTCACAGCCAGTAAGGACACCATAGTTCGCATTTCCTAAGATACTAAAGTCTAAGGAGTCTGGTTCCGCCTGGTCGAGGCTCTGGATTGATGCCCCATACTCGTTTGCGTTGGGTACTATTAATCCTGGCATTTAAACCTCAGAGTGTGTCGTAGATGTTTCCTGAACGCTTTAGGTACTCATACAAATCGCGTGAGAGTTTGTAGCGTGTCCCATCAACAAAGTCATATGATGCTTGGGCATAAAACAAGGTCCAAGTTCCTTTAACCCTTGCGGACACTTCGTCCTTAGTAAGGACTAGGGGTTCTGGTGCGGGAACTTCAGCAATTTCCTCGTCTTCTACAAATTCTGTAATTGCTTTCTTTGTTGCCATGTGTTTCTCCTCATTGTTGGTTGTTAAAGGGGGACGAAGTACGTTACTCCGCCCCCCCTAACACTACATTATTATTCTCAGGCGATTGCACCACCGAGTGTGTTTAGAATGACACGCGATTCGTGGGTAATCATGCCGAAACCCCAAATGGAGTACCAAGCAAGACCATGCTCACGACCGAAGTCAATGACACCACCATCACGGAGTTCCACTGGCAAAGCAATGGCGTGACCAAAGGCGTTGTCACCAATCATGATGGCGTTGTACGCATTGGCGTTCTCTTGAACACCTTCGGTGCCTGAGTCAGCATCAACACCTGAAAGGCCGTAGATAGCGCCAGTTGACGCTGTTGCGTCAAGGCCCTTCTTAACCTGTGTGGTCTCAATGAACACTACGTCGTAGATACGACCGATTTCACCGAGCATGAAGTTGCCTGGGGCAGCGTACTTGGTTACTTCAATGAATTCAGGCCAGTCACGGAGCGAGCGGCTCTGTGCTGGGTGAACGAAGCAAACGTAGGTATCACCAAGGCGTGGGATGTTTTGGCCAGAAAGAACCGTAACGGCATCTTTGATGGCTGCTGGGGACAGATAGCCAGGGGCGGCGGCAGTACCAACAGTACCAGCGTCGTATGGCGAGATCGTTGTACGAGCACCAGATGCGACGTTGCGACCGTAGACGAGGTTCGCTGCTACAGCAGAACCACCACCGAATGGAATGGCTGTCTTGTACAGCGTGTTACGCGCTTGGATGTCCATGGACTGTGCCATGTGACGACCGAGCAAACGACTGGACGAAGCCATCACGTCATCGAACGAAGCGTTGAGCAACAGTTCGGTTACGGCAAGGGCCTGGCCTTGTTCGCCAACTGTGATCTGAATCTGTGATGCAGACAGAGCGACTGGCTCCATACGCACACCTTCAGTCAAGGTTGCACCTGTGTCCTCATCCGTTGCGAGGTTGCTGTAACGCATGAAGTTGATTGTCAAACCAGGCTGTACGCCGAGTTCTGTTTTCTTGACGGCGAATTGCTCAAAGCGGAGAACAGGCATTGCCTGAAACAAAATCTCTTTTGACCAAATCTGTTGAATTGCTGGGGAAAGGGTTGCATCGCTTGAGTAGCCCGTGGTTGTGATTGAACCAAGTCCTGCTCCTGTGATTGCTCCACCTACTGGTGCTGGTAGTGCCATGGATAACCTCCGGGGTTACGTATCGGTTAAATTACTTGCCTTACTAAAAACGACCCTTGGGTCGTGAACTCAAAAGCCTGTCACGCATTTTAACATACTGGTCCATGGTCATGTTTCGGATGTCATCCGCATTCAACGTTTGGTATTCCGTTTGGGTCTCCATTGGTCCAACAGGTGGCTGCGAAACAACCGTTCCTCTAACACGACTCGGTTGAGTCGTTTGCTGGATACTTTCGATTATAGCAGCACTGCGCTGGCTAAGGATTTCCACAGAGGCGTCAATCTCCTCAGGGGTGTTACCAGAGACCAAATCAAGCAGTTCTGGGATGATGTTCTCTTGGGCCTCCGTCAAGCGGCGCTGACGGTAAACCTCAACCGCCCGTAGTTGCTGCTCCTTTTCAAGGAGGGCTTGGGATGCTTGGCGCTCCTGCTCAATGCCAGCAAAGCGCTCCTGCCACACCTTGTCAATGTCCTTGATCTTGGTGTTGAAGTCATCTTCTGTGCGCTTTAGCAGTTCCTTGGAACTTAACTCATCAAACTCACGCTGATGACGGACTTCCTCTTCCTTGCGCACGAGGTCTTTAGCGGCGTTAATAGACGCTTCCCGCTCTTTTGCAATGACTGAAATCTGATCTTCCAATGTCTTTGTGCGGATGTCGGACTCTTCAATACGCTTGTAGAGTTTGTCCTTTTCCTGCTTGCGAATTGCCTCGACCTCGTCCTCGGAGAAGACCCGACCTTTTGGTGGGGGGCTCTGCTGGGTTTGGTTCGCTTCTGCGTTAAACGCATCAAGCGCAATTGCGGGGATGGTTACGGTATCTTCCACTGTCTTTGGCATATTTATCTCCTAGATGTTGTTGGGCTTATATTAACTTAGGTAATGTAAACGTGTGGTTCGCTTAATTTTCGTCAGGTATACGGCGCTGGGCGAACCTGGCTCCGTATGCCTTGCTTGTTATTTGGTTTATTAAATCCATTTCAACTGGATTAACACTAGTTCCTGGAAGCACACCGCCCCCTTGAGGACTGCCTGCTGTACTAACACTATCACCTCCAGCGGAGACGTTTTCGAGACCGCCTGTTGAGGGGAGTAAACCAGTCGCCATCATGACCGCCTGGCCTATTTGAGCCCTAATCATGTCTAGTGCACCCTGGTCTATAGCATCATCACGGAGTTCCTCAAAGATCTCAAGCATCTTCTCATTGGGGAATTCTTCGCCAAGTAGTTGTAGCGCCCCACGCTTGGACTCTAGCCCAAGGGCCATCTTTGACTGCACCTCATTAAGTTTGATGAGTTCGTCAACTGGCAGCGGTTGAGGCCAATGGATTGTTGTTTTATACGTGTTTGGGTCTCTAGGATCCAACTGTGTGAGCATTGAAGCCTCTGGGGCGGCAGACTCTGATGGGTTGTAAATGAGAAGTTCTGGAAGGAAAACCGACGCAGTGCGGATAATAATCTCATTTAATTTCTCCAACCCATTTGTAAAGTGAATCTTCTTCATCTGGTAACGGTTCATCAAAGGCTGGTATTGAATTGCTAGAGCAACACCGCTGGTGTTAGACACTGGCTGGAATTGCCCAAGGGCTGTTTCAGGGACACCAGTAATCTCATGCATCGCTCTCTTAATAAGTTGCACATATTCTAGAGCACCAGCCATTTCCCCCTTGGACTCTAGGTTAAACACCTGCGCATCTTTAGGAAGCCCAGCCCAAACCTTCTTAGGACCACGCTCCAACTGACTTGCTTTAGCGCCCGTGATGATTGTTACTGGGGCGGCGTGATAGTTAATGATGTCCGAAATCTCAGTCATCTTTTCGTTCAGTTCACGGTTCAGTTGAATAATGTCCCAGATGTCGGACTGACCCCAAGGGGATGATGTGATGGTGACATTGGGGATGTGGACAATAGGAACCATGCCCAATGGGTTCTCATACTGGTCGATTAGTTCATCGTTGATGAACTGCTGTACATTATCGTCCGTAAGGATTTCCGTAAAGGTGTAGACCTGACGAGTTCCTTCTGGTGATGTGCCCCAGAACCTGTACTTCAGTTTAAATCTAAGCAACCTCTCCCTGTCATGGGGGTGATACTCGGGGAAGCAGTGGGCTGGGTTTAACGGAAGGATTCTAATTCGTCCTGGGTGCACCATCCCTGTTGGATCTGCGTAAGGTTCATCAAACGCAATCTTCACAAAAGCGTCACCACAAACACCGGCAAGTTGTCCAATTTGCCACAACAGGTAATGCTTGTTGTTGTGGTTATCCCAGACCTCATGGAGTAGGTGCGGGATAATTGCTTGGTTTGCCTCAGGGACCTTGAACTGAATCCCCTTACCAAAGCAGAAGTTGGTAATGAAATCGGCCATTGTCCTAACGTAGTTAAGGGTGATGTTGTTATCACCCATTTCCCTACGATGGCTCCAGTGATGCCCCAAGTACCAAGCCCACGCAGCAGAGTACCTGTTTAGACGTGGGCCGTGAACCTCAAATTCCTCGTCAGCCAGTTCAACTAGACCTAACGGGGAGATCGCAACAGTTAAGTCGCTGGAAGCGGCTCTGTAGGAGGGAGACCAGAAGTCAACAGGCATTAGTTATTCCTTATCAACATAAGAGGGGTTGATAAGATACTACTTCTTTTTTGCAGGTGCCTTTTTTGCAGGTGCCTTTTTTGCAGGTGCCTTGGTGATGCTAATGCTGACTGGTTTACAGCCCTTATCCCCAAAGAATGCGGCAACAGTTGGGTCACCAATTCTGGTTGAAACCCACGCAAGGCCTGCGGCAATGAGGGGCAAAGACATGGCGAGAAGTGCTGGGTCAACGCTGTACTTGATGCCTAGATATGTGACAATGCCTAAAACACCGCCCTTTGTTGCCTGGTCTGTTGTCTGGTTTGCTGTAGCCATAGATATGTCCTTTGCTTGTTGGATACTCGATTATACAGGTTTTGCAGTTTTCCTGTTTCCATCCTGCTCTTGGACAAAGGTGTGAAAGGGAGGTCCCGTATAGGGGTCATACCTAGCAGTCACAATAAGGGCTTTTATAGCGTTCGTTTTCGCCTGCTGGATAGTCTGTTTTTTGTTATGTGTCAATATCTGCATGGCCCCCAAAGCATAGTCAGACCCAGAACCTACCGAATAAAGTCCATAGGAATCAGATGACCACGAGTAATCACTGTCCACAATATAAATGGTCCCATTTATTACTACGAGGATTGCGGAACCCTGCTCAGCGATATGTTCCTTATCTTCAATATCAGGAACAGAATATCCTTGTGCGTCAAAACACTCTCTAAGTGCTGGTATAAATTTGGCCGTAAAGAACTGGTCAAGTTTTTTACCCTTGAGGTTTGGTGGGGGTGTCGGTGGTTGGAATACATGCTGAATGATGTTAATCGCCCGCACATCGCCAGCAGCACCAAGTAGATATTTTCCGTTAGGGGCCACCTTGCTTGAACCATCTTTTAGGGTGGCTGTCTGTATGGATGCTCCCCCAAAGTAACTACGTGAAATCCTAGAGTCCACACTTATAACAGCGAAACCATCTCCTTGAACGGCTATAATTGTTGTCATAGATCAAGTAGTCTTAGGGCATCGCGGGCTTCCATATAGATGCGCCAGTTGTTCTCTGTCTGATTGTCACGCCAACAGATAAACGCCAGCAACCTTGCTGCATACAGCACCTGTGGCATCATGACTGTTTTGCTTGGTACTCTTTGCCGTTGTACATGGCCCAGCCATTGTAGATTGGTGTCACGTCATAACTAAATCTATGAGCATCTGTATCTTCGTAGGTGACCACACCAACTCCCTGTTGCCAGTTCTCATAACGAGTCAAAGGTCTTCCGTCTAAGTCAACACCCCCTCGTGTTGAGGGAATAGCGCCATCAATCCTAGCAAGGCACCCTGGGGACGCTGCCATGATTGTGCGAGGGCCATCAAAGTCCTCACGTGTCTTAAAGGCTGTCTCAATCCTATGGATATGTCCATAGATAACCGATGTCTTTTCTTGGTTGAGATAAATGTGGGCGGTAGAACCAGATGACTTAACTCGATCACCGTGAATGATTCTAAGTTTCTCATTAATCCAATAATCAGCAGCAGGATATCCTGGGCGGTATTCCACACCAAACTCTTCCATCCTGCAAAGATATGGAACACTAAGAACTGGCCAAGAGTCTGGGGTGTTACCTTTGCGCAACCCATAAGCGGCTCCCGCATTTACCAACAGGTACTTTGGCATTCTTTCTTCGTGGTTCCCAGCAAGCCAAACTATGGTTGCGTTAGGTGCTGCTGCTCTCATTTCCGCACAGAACAATGTGGCCCTGTTAATGGAAGCCTGCGTTGTTTGAGCAAACGCTGGGTAAATAAGGTACTTCCCCATTTCAGGAAGGTCTAGATTGTCCCCCACACAAACAATAACTTCTGGCTTGATGTCATCGATCATCTTTAGGCAAATCTGAATAGCATCCTCATCATGTGTTGGTTCTAGTTCCCCATCACGCCCCCTGTAATACCCGATCTGAATATCAGGTACTACAACACAAGTCTTAAAGGTAGATGCCTTCTTAGTCTTGGCCGAAATCGGTGGGAGTTTTATTGCAGGACCCTGCTGAACCACTTGCCACTCAGGGCCAGTTTCCCACTTAGGACTAAACTTAAATTGCATACCAGCAAGGTCGTGGATCTCTGCTTCGCCCGCCTCATTCTTCGTGATGCTTTGGTACAACGAAACTCGTGTTATATCTCCTATCTCATTAATGTCAATGTTCTGTCTTGCCAATAAATCAGCAAGTTTCCCAAGGACTTCTTTTGCACTTTGTGGTGGTCCAACTTGTAGTTCTTGTTTAATTGACATCGCAAGCACACAACTTTCTACTATGTTTGGTTACTGATCTGATGGAGACTACATGCCCATGCTTGGTTAGCACGTCATGTAACCATTTGTACGTGTACCCACCCGTTGTTTGTACCGATTTGTATGATGAGTTCTTGTCCCTAATTTTTTCAAAAGCAGCATCAAGAGCAGTTCTATCGTCTGCACCCATTTGAGATCTAACCCTCTCGACACCGCACTGTTTAGCGGGAGCAAGGTCTACCTTTAGGTCTTCTACGAAACTACTTTTTGGCATTCTTTTTGTCCAACCTTTGTATCTCAAGGGTAAGAATTTCAATCAAACCAAATAACTCGTCAATGTCCATTTGCCCTGGGTATACCTTGCGCAAAAAGAAGATGACACGTTCAAGTTGATGTGACTTCATCCTACCACCTTTTGTTTCTCGGTTGTGTACCTTACCCTACCTTAAGTAGGGTTGTCAAGCGTTAGTGAAGCAACTAACCTTGGCCTTTGAACGCAGCAACTGCTGGAGGCAGACTGTCCCCACAAACATAGCGTAGATGCCACGGCTCAGAAGGGACAACCTCCCATGAAAAGCCAAATGTTTTAACGTTGGCAACTAACCAAGCAAGCCTCTTGGGTTCCGAAGCGGAATGAACATCAACAGCAATACCAAGGTTATGTTGACTCCGTCCTGGTGTGGCAAGCATTGCCATGCCTTTTTTTAGATACCAGGTGCTTCCTTCAAACGATTTAGTGCTTGTGCCTGCAATCGGTGCCAGTTGGTAGCGCTGTTTGAAGCCCGCCAGTTGTGATGCGTAACTGCGATAGCAGTCGCCAGATGACGTGGGTTTGAGTATGATTCCATCTGTTTTGGCTTTGGCAACCATTGCTGCCCATGCGATTGCGGCGATGTGGTGTAGTTTTCCTCCACCAACAGCGGGGACGAGTAGGTGTTCGGGCAGTTTTCCAGGGGTAACTCCTTTAAGGTCAGCAGGCAGTTTAACAGGAACTATGTAATCCCAAGCAACTTTTCTGGCTACTGGTTTCTTGGCTACTGGTTTCTTGGCTACTGGTTTCTTGGCTACAACTTTTGGCATAATTTACTTCTTTCCTTTAACATGCCAATCTATATGGCCATTTAATCTATCACCTAGTTTAGTAATTTCAACATTAGTTCGCTTAATCTCAGCATTGTTTTCATCAAGCGCAGCCACAACACGACCATGGTCTTCGTGGTTCTCATTTCTGAACACTTTCCACTCCATACGCAAATTAACGGCAAGCCACCCAAGACCACCCAGTACTGGTGCGGCGACGGCGGCGAGAATGGTGGCAGTTTCAGGACTCATTGTTCTCCTACTTGCTGTCTGCTTACATGTCTTGATGCTGAAAGTTTTACAGGAACTGCTGGGTGTTCCCTCAAGAAAGAATCTTTCCTACCAGGAGCCCCCGCACCCACTGCTCCAAAACCAGGAGATTTAGCGCGAAGTACACCCATCGCCCCGGTCTGCCTTCTTACCCCAACAGCATCATGCTCATCATAGTTAACTGCTGGCAAGATTAGTCCGCTACCACCCCTAGAAAACTGCATCTCAATGTGCGATGGGAGTGGTTTTTTCCCTAAACTGTCAATAGATGACCCAAAGTTGGTCACTGGGGTTGCGATGTCCAAGCCTTCGCTTGTTATCTCCACTGCACGATCCTTTGTTAAGCCCTCACTCCAACTAGCAACCCTAGTAACATTAGACTGCCTTGATCTAGGGGTAGGCCCAGAAAGAGCACCCTTAGCATGACGCTTCCCGTACTCACTACCCACAGCCTGTGGTAGTCCTCTTAGAGGACCTCGTTCAGTCCTTGTTTTTTGGTACTCACCACCTTGTCCACCAAAGATGTAGTCTCCAGCGTCCATCTCGTCAATGTGCAACTCTGATGTGCCATCAAGACGTAATGCTGGTAGGAATCCCTGTCTTATAGTGTTCTCAAAGTGGTTATGGGCCTCGTGAGCAAGAAGGGCCAAAGACTCAGCGGGGTGTTCAGAAAGCATTTTAGTTCGTGCTAACTGGGTAGCCGTGTGGAGCCCAAGACGCCCTGTGGTGTTTAAACACGCCGCTGCACACCCAGCAGTCTTGTCTTTGCAGCAATCCGCACTTTCAAAATTACCAGCGGGCATTGCATACATGCCCTTCTGCCTAACCCTACTCACTACAGGATCTGCACTATTGATGCCTTTGTCAAACTTAACACTAGATGACAAGAAACTTGGGTCATCCGACCCCATCATTACTTCCCCTGGACGAGTTTTGCTGGTAATGGGGTATCTTCGCCCCTGAGGGTGAGCCGTGTTCCTAGAAACATCACTAAAGAGTGCTTGTGCCTTAGGAAGGTTCACCTTCTCTATATCCCGAACGGACACTTGCGCTAAGTTGTCCTCGACCAACGTTTTCTTAGCCATTAGGTCTACATCCTACTGGTAATCATATTGGTCTATACGACCCTTGGATACGTGTATTGCCCTACGACGTAGATCTGTTTCCTTTGTAAGCCTGCCTGCCTGATCTGGGCGGGCGACATCCCTAGGGTTACTGTCCACAGCGGGCCCTTGCTTCGAGAAAGAATCATCAACAGGATCCCCACCAATAGGTGTGGTGTTGTCCGCAATAAACTGCTCCTGGCTAAGTTGTTCGTTCCCAGACAACGCCTTGTTTACTGCATAACCAGTTGGTTGGTACACCGAAGCACCCGTAGTGGATTTAAGATATGAGGTAAGCACAAAGGGATGTCGGCTCTCTCTAGCATACGGAGGGGGCGTAGTCATAACTGCTGACAAGAAGATTCCCGCCCTACTCTCATATAGGTTCGCAGGAAGCATTCCCTGTTGGGCAATCTCCGCATCCGTCGTTGGTGCGTAGGTCTGTCCCCCCACTGATGAGTTCAGCAGTGGTGTTGGGTCTACTTCGCTGCTGTTCCCGTCAGAAGAAGCACTGTCGCCAGTGTCCTCGGACATGTTTAGTCGTAGACGACTGTTGCGTTTGGACGGTTCATGTGACCACCGTCGTTGTAGGAATACTCCCACTTCGGCATGTCATCACCTGCAATTGCACCCTCAACAAACTCTGAGAGCACCGATGGGGCTTCAATCCACGAAGCAGAACCGACATGGGCGCGTTCGCGCATTGTGTCGGCGGCATGCTTGTAGAACATCTCTGGGTTGTTATGGTTCATCCGCATTGACGAGGGGGCAGTATCCGAGTAGGCACCCTTAGCAAAGTCATTAGGGACATCAGTATCGGTGGCCACTCCCTCTTCAAAACGAAGAGGTCCTTTGTTTCCAGGGATGCTCGGAGCCATATTGCGCTCGAAGATGTTCGCGTCCCGCTCTGGGAACTGTGGTGCTGGTGCTACTGTCATGAATTACTCCTCATAGATAAGGGTTTCTTTAAGAATATCACTAATTGAAGAAGGGGTTCTCGCCAACTTGTACCGTAGGCATAGTATCATGAACTGTCATGGCACATGCCAAGGCAAGGGAATCTGGGTAGTCATCAAATGCCCCCTTCTCATTTGGGGCCTCAGCCAGAAGGTATGGGCCACGATACACCTTCTCCAAGTCGTTCATTTGCTGGTTAAACCGCTTCCAGTTACGTGTTCGGCGGGCCTTAGAATGCCCAGGGATCACTAATTGCTCCCTTTGGATTAACTCAGTTAAGTGCACCCAGCGCTCGTTTTGGTTCTTTGAGTCTGAGTTCATTGGGAACACTTCGATGTCTGGCAACAATATCTTTAGGCGCTCCGCCACAGCCCCACCAACGCCTTGAGCATCCACGGCAATTCTAAACACGTCATAGTTCTTTAGAAAGTCAATAATCTCAAAGTATTGGTTTTCCCACTCCTCGTTGTTTATCTCCAACCAGTTAAGGATTCGGTGCTCGTAAAACCCAAAGGGGTCAGCATGATCCCAATCCACCCAGACAACGGTTACAACTGTGCTGTCGTTGGACCTCGCAACGTCAATTCCCACAACGACAGGTGTTCTCCACCACTGCTTAACGATAGGCATGGAGGAGTCATAGATCCGTTCCATGCGTTCCTCGGTAACAAACATTCCTTTTTCCAACATCCATCGGTTGCAATAGGACATTTGAAACTCGTCTGAATCCTCTCCGATTCTGAGTTTCTCTTTAGAGATGAATTTTCCATAGTTAGTATTGTACTTTGATGCAACTTTGTAGTCATACTCGAAATGGCAATCCCGTATGTTCCTACGCCCCTGGTTAATCCGCCTCTTGTTGTACTGGATCATTTTATAGAAGTAAGATTTGTACCTACTGGCAGTTCCTGTGAGCATGATGGTTCCGTTATTAAACGCCAGCATGGGCTTAATAGACTTAGTAATGACAAACTCATCGGCCTCCTGTGCTTCGTCAATCAGCACGAAGTGGTAAGTCTTAGACTCAATTTTGGCCTTAGGGTTACAAGTCTGCATACGGCAGAGAGACCCAGACTTCTTAAGAGAGATTATCTTTCCCTTACCCCGAGTACCACCAGAGATGGCCTTGTCATCAATCTCAGGGTCAAGTAGGAAGTCTAAAGCGTGGTCACTTGTAAGGCGATTTACTATCCTGCTAAACACCGTGTCCGCTTGGTCTTCAGTTGGCGCAAATACACCACACCAAAACCCCTTATCAAACTTGCTTAACCATGTTGGGTAAACCTTCGCAAGTTTTGGCAAGATAACCATCATTGCCGCGAGCACATTGGATAGAACTTCGGATTTGCCACTTTGACGAGTAGCAATCAAGGTAATCTCTTCACCGTCTCCTAGGACTATTGACTCAATGGTTCGATAGGCAATAGGTACTTGGTAGGGGAAAAACTCTACATTACAGAACTGCTCGGTAAACAGGACTAGTTTAGTGACTAACTGGTCTACAAACTCCGCAGAAGTCTCGTCAAGTTCTTCCCCAAACTCTTCGGGAAGCAGTTCTTGTTCGTCGTCTAGTAGTTCGGAGTCCATACCCTAAGACTACACTGATATTAAAACAGTGTTAACTGGTCTGGGTTCACTTTTGGTGGTGGGGCTAGAGCAGTAAGTTCGTCTAATAACTTTTCTACACAGTAGAGAAAGTCAGCCAGATCATTTGTGTCCGCGACTAACTTATACTCAATTCTGGTAAGCAACTTATGCTTTGGGTAAGCCCCAATTCTGAATGCTAGAAGGCGCATGAAGTCAATAGTGGCATCCATCTTAAGTTCTTCTTTTGAGCGCATTTCGTTCATGTTGTCTTCCTTTTGTCTAGTTCTTCCCATATTACGGCTAATGCTTCTATGCAGTCTGCAACCTCACTTGATGGAGCATCATGGTATCTCCAAGAGTCAAAGGTTGTTCCTAGTTGCATTATAGTGTTATCCATCCACACACACAAGGATGAATTGTCTAATTTTGCTGCCCTCTGCTGTGCCCTACTCTTAGGCAAACCAGTAAGAGTTTCTGTAGTGTCTTTCTTGAATAACTTCAATTTGTCTCCTCGTCTAGTGCCACGCTGAAATTTCCCTTGTTGTTGTGTCCATCACTCTACCCTCAACTGCTGCCAGATATCCATCATCCTCGCTTGCCACAGTTGTTTTTGAGCATACACCAAACTGAAGGATATATCTACTAAGTTTAATTTGGGGGCCCTTTCCCTTCCGCCAATAGCCCCCCAACTCATGCACCCACCCAATACATACCCTAGGTGTTGTTGGTTTAGCAGTATCCCTAACAATCCAATAAAACTTGTAGAACCCGTACACAATGTTCAAGCCCATGTGCGTATACTACAACGTTACTCAAACGTAGGTTTACGTCCCAGTCCAGGTCGTGAGCGTGGTGGGATAGCCCCACCAGTGTATGGATCAAGGTTAGACTTTTTGCGGCCAGTAGAAGGCATATTCTTATCTGTCATATCATCTACCCCACTAGGACCAAACGGTTGCGGAGCCTGATTTAGTACAGTTCCACCTTGTAATCTCTTACCAAGTTCTGTACCTTCTCCGCCCGCGAAGTAAACCCCACCTTCGTTACCACTGGCTCTGTAGTACCCGTACTTCTCTAAACCATTTCTAGGACCAATTGTTTTGCCCTTAGACAAGGCATCATAAAAGTGAACTGCGGCGTAAACAGGAACACTGTGGTAGACATATTGATGACTTGCTCGACGGAATGTGACATACATCTTACCCATCCCACTTCCAGCGTCAAAGAAGTATTGGGCAGTAGTTACTCTGGTGCTGTCAGTTCCCGCAGTGTTTTCACCAAGGTGTGCTGGGTTCTTATCCCTTACCCCTTGAATGTCCCGCGCAGACTGTGGGCTTTTAGCATGCCAGGCGTCAAAGGCGTCAAAGGCAGAACCACGTCCACCATCCCCAGGAGGGGCATTTCCAGCATCCCTATCGGCCTGTGTTTGGGTAGTTAGTTCCCCACCAACCCCACCACCCGCAAGGTTGTGCTTGACGCGGTCACGCCCTGCGGAGCCAAGCCCTCGTGATTTAGCCATGAATATGCTCCTAGGGGTAGGTTACTACTATATCTTGATTTGCGGGGCTCTGAGAGGCTCCTAGAGGCCTATGTGGGGCGTTTAAACTCATAGTGGAGTCTACCACTTGGCTATTGGGCACACTGCCGACGGTATACGTGTCTTAAGCCTCATGAAACACCCACATTCTTTGCACGTTCCAGTCGGCTTAAAGAAACGTGGGCAGTCCTGACAGATGGCCCAACGCTCGCTTTGGTTTAGTTTTACGGAATCAGGCATGGGGTTGGTTGTCCCGTTGGTGTATGTATTGCGCCCAACTGGAGTTCCTAAATTGTAAGAACTGTTGAGCGGCATTAACATATGCATACATCTTTGCAGGCATCATGTGCATGTTTGCCGAAAAGCCCTCCAAAAAAGCAGTCATTGCCGCCTGTGCTTCAGTGGCGATGTGCTTCTCCATCTGGTTTAGGAAGTCATCGCCCTCTTCGGCTAAGGCAATCATGTCTTGTGTATCCACAATCACCACATGACCACCAGGAATGTTTATTACCGGGCCATTGGATGTTGATATTAACGTGTATTCCATTATTTCTCCTTGTTGTTAATATGGTGCGTATGAGTAGTTATCCACCGTTGTTGCTGCTGTTGCAGTAACTGATGATAGCGCAACTCCCTGCTTCTTGGCGCGTTTAGCCCCTGCTTCTGTAATGTTAATTGTCATAGTACCAGTGGCGTTGTCCATTGGGGCCGTAATAGAGATACCAGTTCCATTGGTAATTGCCCGCACATAAGAAGCCCTTGCTGAAGATGATGTGGTAGAAATTGTGTTGCTGGTGGACACAGTAGACACCGTTCCAGCCACTGCCTTCTTCAGTGTAATTACATGGTTGTAATTTGTAGTTGATGTAGCGGAGTAGTTAGATGGGTAGACACAATTCGCCCCACTAACTGACCCACCACTTGGGCAAGAGTATGCAACTGTGGCAGTGGCACCATAGTTGCAAGCATAGGGCTCGCAAGAGTAGGTTGCTGTCCACGAGTTACATGGACCCTGTAACCACCCACAGCACTGGTCTTGGTTAGTAATTGGTTGATATAGGGCGTAACAACCATACCCTTCTACCCCGTATGTACCGAGGAATCCGCCTGGGCCACCATACGCAGGGTCACATGTACTACCCACAGAGAAGTCGAATGCCCACCACCCACGATATATGTTGTAGTAGCAGGTTATAGTACTACCTCCTAGAACATAAGCCTGCGCATTAGGCCTCCAACAGTTCGCACACCCACAATCACCTTGTGCATAACCATTACACTCACCACCACAGGTGTTCCAGCAGGTTCTAACGCAAGTTCCAGCACCATCGCTGGTTCCTCCGCTTGGGCAAGAATAAGATGTTGAAGCAGTAGCAGCATATGTGCTTGGGTACACACAGTTGGTGCCACTAAGAGTTCCACCGCTTGGACAGGAATACCCAACAGATGATGTCATGTCTGTAACGGCGGCATACCAGTTGTCAGAGTCATGGGCCCAGAAAGCAACGCCCCATCCAAAACCAGACGCACCCTTCCCAACTTGTACATCAGCATTATATGTGTTTGTTCGTACTACAGCCATTGGGTTAGACGATGGTGCTGTACCTGTTGAAAGGCTATTGGACAAAATTGTCCAGTCTCCAGTAAGTTCTTGCCACCTAATAGCAGATGTGGTTATATCCGAACTATCCGCCCTAGTAAAATCGTCGGTAAATGCAGACCTTATTGCTTTACCTGCTGAGTCTATAACCCCAGTAATCATGGGCTAGAGGCTTATGTTTCCGACAAGCACCCAACTATTAGCAGCGCGTTTAATCAACGTAGCCGCAGCCCATATGCCAGTAAGTTTTCTTTGTGTGTCATGACTATTGAGAGTGACACCCCCCGCATGAGCAATAGACACCTGGCCAGTTCCCGTTTGAAGGAGATCAACCCTGTCCCCAATGTTAAAAGACCCTGTAGTGTCGGCTGGGACGGTAACGGTTATGCTACTGGAATTGTTTAACTCAACAACCTTTCCCAAGTCATTGTAGACAAGGGTGTAGGTGGTCCCAACTTGGGCGTTAATCGTTGAGTTAAAGCCCACTAAGTTTCGTGAGGAACTATTTTCGCTAAGGCGTCTAATCACGAAAGTTCTACCCCAAACAGCGAGAAGGAGAGGTTGCCGTTGGATGCGTAGATAGACACTATACCCGTAGCAGCCAGAGTGACACCTAGGGACAAGGTAACCGTGTCATTGCCCATAATGGCAGCGTCGTAGATGACATAGTGCAGGTTGTCCAAAGAAGCCCCTGCTGGACGTACAGACACCCTGTAAGTAGCCGAGGTTGAACCTCTGTTGCACACCGACAACGTCGAAGATACGATTGATTTCCCGCCCCCTACAGTCAGCAAATCAGTACTGGTTGTTGCAGATGGGGCGGATTGCGCGAGAACTTTGTACGCCTGTGGCATATTACTCCTTAAAGTCTGTAGTGTGCCTAGTTTATACTAGGTTGAGTCCCCTTGTGTGAGGGATATAGACAAGTGTACCGCTACCACAACACCCGTAATTACTAGCGCCTGCTTGAATGTTGGGCCCGACAAGGTGATTAGAACCATGGCGGTACCAGCCCATGTCCAAGAGTTCTCTAGGATGTAGTTGGCGAGACGCTTCATTTACGTCTAATTTTACCAGACGGCATAGCGACGAGTACCGCACCTATGGCTACGAGTGTCCGACGTTGACCGACAGGAATGTTTGACCCTGTTGGCACATAATCGTCAAAACCTGATTTGAATATGTCCACTTCCTTTTCAAACGCCTCTTTAACATTTGTTGGGGCGGTTACCAAGGATTCGGTGATAGCAACAATGTCTTGAGTAGTAAGGGTGCTTTCATCAATGGCTTGGAAGACTGCTGCTATTTGGGCGGCTGGTAGTTCGGCAAGGTTCGGGTTATTGATAAGGGCTACGGCTTCGGCTGGGGTTACTGTCTGGCCTTCAGTCACAGCAAGCGCCGCCACTACGGCGGGGGAAGTGGTGGTCGTAGGGGGTATCTCAACGGATACGGGCGTTGTTGAAGTGTTTACCAATAGTGGTAAAGTTTCCGTGGTTGTCGTTAATAGTACCGAGGTCGGTACTATTGTGACAGGTGGCTTAGGTATAGTAGAAGTTGTATCTATTGGAATCGGAGGAGGCTCGGATGTTGTCGTTGTTGGGACTTCTGTCGTTGTTGTGGTCGTTGTTGTGGTTGGGGGGACTGTTTCTACTGTGGTTGTTGTGGCGACCGGAGTTGTGGTTGTTTCTGGGGGTAATGATGTTGTCTCTGTCGTTGTGGATGTTGAAGTCGTAGTCTCGGGGGGCTGAGTAGTTGTAGTAGTTGTTTCAGGGACAGTCGTAGTAGTCTCAGGAACGGTAGTAGATGTAGTAGTTGTTGTAATTGTAGTCGGAGGGCTAACAGGTACTACATCTAGCGCACTTACAGTAAATTGCGTCCCGTAACAACCAGCCCATCCGACACTATCTTTACCCGAAATGTTGATTGTCACGACCTCGTCATTGGTTGTCGTTTCAATAGGACCAATGCTCCCTGATTGACCGCTTATAGATGAGATAAACGAGCCCGAACTCAAACTTTGGTCGGCATCGGCAAGCGTGACTGTCGCTGTCGCCCCCGAGGCATCACTACGGTTTTGGGACGACCATGTAAAAGATACCGTAGACGGGGTAGAGATGGTGACTGTCTGAGCCACCGTTTTCAAGACGTATGAGAAAGATAATGCGTTGACTGTCCATGTGCCAATGTTCGCCTCTCCACCCGCGCAGGCGTCATTGCCCGTGCCGGTGAATCTCGCACCGTCCCAACCGCCACCATCAAAGGCGAAGTTGGGGTTAACTAGTGCATCAGCCGCGTGTGCCTGCTGTGGCAATATCGCAAAGAATATGGCTGGCGCAATAATCATCCAGCGAGTGTTCGGTTTTTTGCGCATCGTAACAATTATCCCACAACAAAAATACTGGTCTCATTTTATGGACACGGAGACATCTAGGTATTATCGCCCGTAAATGTGGGCATTAACCTGATTATCATAAGCATCAACCATAATGTGAGCGATAGCACCCATAGTCATAATGTGTACGGACGCACTCATGACACAGTGGGCAGTTTGGGGCGGTTTGAGTGAGCAGTATGTGGCGGTTCCGTTGAGCAGTTTGTAGCCACAATCAACTCAAGACGACATAGAACTGACGCAACGGTTGCTTTTCAGCCCATTTTTAGTGACATTTCGGTACTGTATTTGGCGTGATGGTTGCTTTCAGAGCCGTTGGACGGCTTTGGTCGCGGTAAAAGTTACAAACGCACCCATAGGGGCAGTAGTCGCGTTTAACAATGTGCGAGGTTATTGCTACGGAAACCTCTCACGCCCGTTGTGTTTTTTGGGTTTAGGCGGGGAACCACTCTCCAACTACATCACTTTTAGATACCATGCGCAAGCGTTCGCCATTCACCGACGACCGAACGCTGATTCAAACTGTCAGAAGGAAGGGGGTCGAATCTACCAACCCTACGTTCCTCATGGTGGCATGCCCGTTTAGGGGTACATTCTTCAGGGTGCTACAGGCTGTGACCGTTGGTTTAAATACTGAACTCCGTGCGAAATACTGCACAAGTGATAACTATTCCGCACATGTTGTCATTTAAGCAACAACTGATAATGCTTTAGCGTTTTAGGGCGATTTTCGCCATAATACTGGCAGTTCAGTTATCGACAAAATGTAGACAACTGAAACCCGACCCCTCGCGTTGCGCACGTAGAGGCCCTCGAATTGCGTGTTTCAGGTTCCACAATCTGGGGTGTAAAAGTCCCGCAAACTGGGGTATAGATGTCCTGCAAACTTGCGTATTGCCCCTCCAATCTCGAATTGTTAGACCCTCCAGTTGCGAATAACTTCCGAGTAGACTTCTTAGTACTGTCTCAGTCCCTCTGAGACAGTTAGTAACTTGGGCCAAATCCCGCCAGTTACCACGCCAGTATGGCGGGATTGTGCCAACCTGTGCCAAACCATATGGTTTAAGATACTTTTTATTTTTGTATGGTATAAGCATCACAAAGTCTAGTAATACAAACTTGAATCCGCATTAATACCTCAGTGAAATGATATATAGCAGTGCGACGTTGATGTATTAGGAATTGCCATATAGTTGCCCAAAAGAAACGTGGCGTTTAGTTTGGGTATATTGGTGGATTCAATAGATACATTATTCTTATCTAAACGCTATACCTGATTGTATATATATATATTGGGGCGCTACACTACCATCGGCCCGCTCACTAGGCTCCAATTCGTCCGTTTCGGGCTTGTCTACTCGACGGTAGTCTACTGCAAAGTAGGTAAAGGAATCCATTTCGGGCTGCTCTACGCTACCTTTTCGGGCTGGCATGCCAACCCCTAATTAGTGACTATGCGGGGAAGTAGGGGTCTAAGTGACAGTTGATTAGGAAGTGTGTCAAAATGTTGCTACAGTTTGCTATTCAGGACCCAATCTAAACATCTGGGTATAGTATTGGCGCAATAAGGTTAACCCTATTTACACTTATACACGTTCGACGTACCCTGTTAGCGGATAAGACGTGTCACTGACAACGACCTTACACCTTACACCCCAGACCTTACACCCTACACAAAGCGGCAATTAGTAAATTGTCATAAACCCGTTGTGTTTCTTGGGTTTGGGCTGGATAAACGCTACTGTACTTTGGATGTTCCTAGACCCCCCCCTCTTTGTTACATTTTTGCCTCTAGACCCCCCCCTCTTTTGGAGCATATTAGAATAACGCGGCGGCGATTCTATATCTATATGAGATGGAATCGCCACTCTCATATGGCTGTAGGGTGCTCTCACTAAAGAGGAGGGTACCCCTAATAGAATGGGATTAGCATCTAAATGGGAGGGAATTGGGTTGGGGTGGCGGGGTCTAGACCGTGGCCCATAAAGAGCCCCGCACCCCGCCACCCGCCGTAGACGCATTAGGACTCGAACCCAAACCCTACCGATACTCGGAGAGGCAAACCTGCTATGCGCCTTGTCCCGCCACCATATCAGGTTTCAAACAAAACCGCCCGCCCTAGGAAACCTAGCGACGGACAGTTGAATCGCGTAGCCTAAGCACCGCGAGGGGTAACTTTAGTGTATCACTGTTACAGCGCGGCAGTAGCGACATGCCAAAAGTGATTTACGCCAAAACTCTAGTCCCGACTTATGCCAATTACTCAACCAAGTTTTTGTTAATTTCTTCAAGAATTGCGGTTTTCAATGATGACCGTTCAAATCTATCATAACGGGGCCAAAGTTTGCTTCTTGGGCTTGGAGGGGTGGCATGGATAATAGAGGACATAATACCCTTTAGTTTATCTGTCATTTCATATCTTTTAATAACAATATCCCTATCAGTGTGAAAATCCCAATACATCAATGGGTCTTGAGATGGAACATGAAGCCTTGTGTTTCCCTCCCATAAATTAAATTCAGTAACGATTGGTCTATACCATCTCCCAATATCATACGCCCCTGGGAGAATAGCCCCATACTGCAGATGCTCCGCTCGATGGAAATAAGGAGAACTCATCGCCATTAGCAGTGGTTCATCAGCGAACAAACCATACCCCACATCATATTCAATTAAGAGATTCCCCTTTAATGAAGGAGGGTGTGAATATTTAACAGCAGCATTTGCACCTTCTGTGTTTAAATACTCTGTGTACGGATGGTTGCTTTCATCAAAGCGAACTTGTAAATCAGTATTTACCATATTGCGAACCATATACATGTTTTTAAACTTCTCAGTTAGCACGGGGCACCGAAAGAAACTGTCATCTGTTTGGGTTTCGCGCCTAGAAGCCAACTCTTCCAGAACATTCACAGGGTCGGTGTAACCACATTCGAGATTTGTCCCGTCTGTCACGCTATCCACATTCAGCCAATGACACCAGTAAACGGTTATTGGATTATCTTTCGTTTTCATATTGGCATCAAACCAAGATTCATTCGGTTATCACTTATATTGCCATAGTCTTTTGTCTCATCTGTCACATCAAATCCCAATGTTATTCTATAACCGGAGTAAGGCTCCAGGACCTGAACCTTATGAGCCTCCCCTCCTGTTCCAAAATACATGTTGCCGACTTCGTTTTTAATTTTGAATGATTCAAATATGGTTTCTGTTTTCTTTGGGTCAATACAGATATAGCCAGACCATTTCACGGAATGGATATGCCAGTCAAGAACTTGACTTTGTGTGTGCATATTTAACCATGCCTGCGCCCACAGGGGTCTTCCATCTGGGATAACTGTCCTGACGAATCTTTTTACCTCACTTAAGAGATTGTACATATGTAAATCCCGCTCGACTAACGAAAATATGTTGTATGTCCAGTATGAACTATTAAAATTCCTATGACCATAAGTCTTTTCAAAAATATCCGCTTGAGCATTTATGGCTAATAAAAGTTGCTCTTGATTTTCTACAATCGTTTTTGATTTCACCAACCTCCCATCCGCGAGGACGGGCAAATTGTCTGAATTTATTGAGTGCAGTCTTTCCATTAAATTTGATGTGTAATTCATAAAAAAATGAGGTTATGCAAAACCACAAGCAATAGTGGCGCCTACCACTTCCCTATTGGACAAACCGCGCTAGGTATGCGGGTCTTAAGGCGCATAAAACACCCGCACTCCTTGCATGTCCCTGTTGGCTTGAATAACCTGGGGCAGTCCTGACAGATAACCCACCGCTCGGCATGGGTTAATGCTGATGGACTAGGCAACATGATCATGTTCATCACCAGTCGGAGGGTGGTCTCTGATGTAGATGTATTGTGCAAAAATCTGATTCTTGAATTGCAAGAATTGCTGAATTGCATTTGTGTACGCATAAATTTTTGTGGGTGTCATGTTTATGTTTGACGAAAATCCTTCCAGAACCTCAGCCACTGCCGCCTGTGTTTCAGTAACAATGTGATTTTCTAGTTGGTTTAGAAAGTCAACATTCTCTTCAGCTATGGTAATCATATCTTGTGCATCTGTGACGACCACATGCTTTGCGTCAGTATTTATTACTGGCCCATTAGATGTTGTTACTATTGTGTATTCCATTATTTCTCCTTAGTTCTAGTTTAACGAATATTTTTTCACTATAGCATATTTTAACTCGTGCGTCAAAACCAATTCTCAAGAAGCGGTTGCCGCATAGTTTGCTGGGTAATAGCAGCTTGGTGCAGACCCCGTTGTTGGAGCCGCACAAGCGTTCCAGTAGGTGGTATTAACACAAGAGGAACTCGCTGTTGCACCAGTACAGCAACTACCTCCGCAGGGATTCCACCCCCAGTGGTGGTTACAGGGGCCAGGGCCATCGCCACCGAGTCCCGCAACGCATGTGGTACCACTGAGGCCTCCACCGACTGGGCAACTATACGTAGTAGTGCAGCTGCTTACGGTGTATGTGCCAAAGTTGATTGGGCTCCCTGGATAGTTACAGGTTGTACCTGATAATGTCATATAGCCCGAGTTAACTGGGCATGTGTATGTAAATGCCGCACCGCTTCCATTAGATGTCCCTGATGTAAGCCAACCATTTTTACTTACATACACCGAAATTGTAGCGCTTTGGCTATGACTCAGCCCAGAAACAGTAATGGTAGAGCCAGACCGACCAATTGAACCAGCAGTAGTCGAGAGATTATAGGTTGCCGTAGAATCATAATTTTCAATGACGGAAGTGAATAAATTAGTGCCTTTCGTCCGCGCTCCAAGTACTGCATCATTTAACTTGGATGCATTCGCCCACATCCACCCCGCCTGTCTTGCTGATGTCGTGGTTATAAATGGCATTTTAGTAGCCTAAGTTTGAACTTCCAAACACCGTCCACGCAGAAGCCCTGCGTATGAAGGTAAATGAAAAGACATCTATTTTGCCAGCAGATGAAGTTGGTGTTGGTGCGGCGCCGTTTGCCCACTTGATTGTCTGTCCAACGCCAGCCACCTGCACCGCACTGGGGATGTATCCGGTTGCTCCCTGCGTCACAAATACCACAACGGTCAACGTCTTGTCGTCATCCGTGGGTGCATTTGTCACATTCAAAGTGAAGTTTGCTGTTGGCGCGCTTGCTTGGAAATGGACATCATTTGTTGCATAGTTGGCGGTCATCACGCTTGCCGAGATTGATGAACTAAGGATGACCTGTCGCACGGTCGAGGCATCAAATCTGCCGGTTACCACTATAGCGTCCGCGCCAACAGTGCCGGTAAATGTTGGGTTGGCGAGGTTTGCTTTCAAGTTATCCGCAGTTGTCACGAATGCTGTTGTAGCAAGTTGAGTCGTTGAGGTTGCCGCTGTCGCCGTTGGCGCAGTGGGAACACCAGTGAACGTAGGGGAAGCAATATTTGACTTCAAATCCAGTGCCGTCTGACCAGCAGTAGAAACAGGCTTAGCAGCATCTGTCGTGTTATCTACTGAACCCAACCCCACATGCGTTGCAGTAATCCCTGTTGGTGTACCGGTGAAGGCAGGAGAAGCGAGTGGGGCTTTCTCCGCCAAACTGTTCGTAACCGTAGTAGCGAACGCCGCATCGTCACCCAACGCCGCCGCCAACTCATTAAGAGTATCTAATGCGGCTGGGGCACTATCAACAAGCGCGGCAACCTCGGCTCTAACAAATGCCGTAGTAGCGAGTTGAGTTGTATCGGTACCCGCTATCGCGGTCGGAGCCTTTGGTTCGCCCGTGAACACTGGGTCGGCCAAGTCGGACTTCAAATCAAGTGATGCCTGCCCTGCGGTGCTTACGGGTTTATTTGCGTCGGCGGTGTTGTTGACGTTGTTGAGACCAACCATTGCTTTCGTAATGCCAGAAACGGTGCCCGTGAATACCGGGTCGGCTATCGGTGCTCTTGTGTCTATCTGCGTTTGGATAGCGGAAGTTACTCCATCCAAATAACCGATTTCAGTGTCACTAACATTAGTGACCCTTGCCTGCATCACGGCAGTGTCAACAGCAACCGTTGGTGTTGCACCCTCACCGGAGTTGTTGGATAGCGATATGCCAGTGCCCGCGACGAGGCTCTCAACATACGCACCAATAGTGTCCGTTGAAAGGTTTACGGCATCGTTAATCCATACTGAACCGTTCCAGCGAAGAAAGTCCCCGTCGGTGGCAGAGGCAATAGTGACGTCGCCAAGGTCATTGATTGATGCATCGGGAAGGTTGGTGTTGGAATACGACAATGATGTCCACGCCGTGGAACCGTTGCCAATTTTGAATTTGCCAGTATTTGACTCGTAGCCGATTTCGCCAGATGCGAGAGTTGGGTTGCCGGACGTCCAAAGTGCCGCTGTATCCCGTCGGAGTAAAATTCTTTTAAACGCCATTAAGCACTTCCTCCGTCGATAGTTAACGCATCATCCGTTATCGCCGTGGTAGCGGAACCACCCTCTATGACGGCGTGCGCCCTAGACCTAGCCCATACCACACTGGTCCACGACCATAGTTTTCCGCCCGCCACAAATTTGTCATCTGTTGACGGGGATGCGGGAAAGGTTATGGCCATAACCCTCTAATTATGACACATAAACCGAAATCGGAATCGCAGGGCTCGGCTATTTGTTCTAATTATTGTCTGTCGCAATGAAGACGCCACCAGTTGTCGGAACATTAGGAAAATCTATAGCAGCCATTATGAAATCACCAAACTTCCGCTTCCTGTAAATGTTCTAACTGTGTAAGAACCATCTGTTGTAGCAGTACCACCAGTGATGGTTGCTCCAGAAGCGGCAGATGTCAGGTAGCGAACGATGACGATACCGGAACCACCGGCACCGCCAATGCCACCAGCATATGTCCATCCACCACCACCACCCCCTCCTGTGTTTGCGGAGCCATTGGTTGCCGTGTATGCCGAGCCAGCACCACCGCCACCACTTCCACCCGCGCCGGAGTCAAGATTGCCGCCACCACCACCGCCACCAGCCCTAGTAACCGAAGAACCAGTAATTGATGATGCCCTTCCATCACCGCCACCCCTAAATCCGCCGACAGCACCCGCACCGCCGCCACCGCCGCCACCGTTGCCGTCGCCGTTATTCCCAGCGTATCCCTGCCCAGATGTTCCCGCAGCACCATTACTAGGACTCGCATATGCTTGTCCGCCTCCGCCAGAACCGCCAGTGAGTGGCGGAAGTGCGCTTCCAGCAGAGTTCCCACCCGCACCTCCACCAGTACTCGTTATAGTGCTAAAGACTGAATTTGAGCCACTAGTCCCCCTGCTCGTGACTGCCCCACTAGAAGAACCGCCCGGTCCAACCGTCACCGTGTATGTTGTTCCTCTAATTACAGATAGAACCGTCTCGGCACTTGCGCCACCACCAGAAAGTTCTCCGACGACAGAACTCCGATAACCGCCAGCACCTCCACCACCTGCGGTTCCACTTCCGCCAGAGCCACCGCCAGCGACAACAAGATACTCAACAGGCATGCCGTCTGTTGTAAACGACACCGATGCTGATTCAGACGAACCCGTACCTAAGGCGTTGACTGCTTTTAGTTTTACGGAATAAGTTGTACCAAAAACCAAACCAGAAATTGTTATCGGGCTAGAGCCGTCTGCTGGAGATAGTGCCGTGAAATCGCCGTAGGTGGAACCAGCATTTGTAGACAGGGCGTACTGATAGTTGGTGATTGTAGAACCACCGTCTGTCCCTGGAGTAAATGTAAGAGTAACGGTGCTTGTAGTTGGGGAACCAGACACTGCCACGGATGTTGGTGCTCCCGTTGGGACAGTGGTGATTGCGACAACCCACGCCGAACCAT